CCCCCCCCCCTCTATAAAAAAAAATTTTATTTTAAAAATATTTTCAGAAATATTTATAGAGATTTTTTTATTTTTTTTAAATTTAATATAACTATGTTTATAGCATGAAAACTGATTGTAAACTATATGAAAACTATATGAAAACTGTTATAATTATTAATATTAATACAACTATGTTTATAGCATGAAAACTGCTTGTAAACTATATGAAAACTATATGAAAACGATCATAATTATTAATATTAATACAACTATGTTTATAGCATGAAAACTGCTTGTAAACTATATGAAAACTATATGAAAACTGTTATAATTATTAATATTAATATAATCATGTTTATAGCATGAAAACTGCTTGTAAACTATATGAAAACTATATAAAAACTGTTATAATTATTAATATTAATATAACTATGTTTATAGCATGAAAACTGCTTGTAAACTATATGAAAACTATATGAAAACTGTTATAATTATTAATATTAATATTAATATAACTATGTTTATAGCATGAAAACTGCTTGTAAACTATATGAAAACTATATGTAAAGTGTTGTAATTATTAATATTAATATAACTATGTTTATAGCATAAAAACTGCTTGTAAACTATATGAAAACTATATGAAAACGATCATAATTATTAATATAAAATTTATAAGAATTATCTGAAATTAATTGTTTAAATTTTGTCTTATAATTTTGTTCTCATTTTTGACCCGAAATTATTAGTTACAAATAAAATTTTACTTTTTATAATAGTTTTTGTCGAAAAGTAATCATAACTAATAATAATTTTATATTTTTAAATTAATAATTTTGTATATATATTAACTTTGATAAAATTAAAATTTATCCTAAATTCGGATAAATAGGATAAATTTTATCCTAAAATAGGATAAATTAGGATAAGCTAAAAGTATATATGTGTAATAATTTTTGTAGTGTTAAAAAGTTTTTGTCGATTTGTGTCGACGGTCTATATTATATACATGTATACTTTTCGACAAATTCGACAGAAAAAAATTGTCGACGCCCCCCCCCCTCTATAAAAAAAAATTTTATTTTAAAAATATTTTCAGAAATATTTATAGAGATTTTTTTATTTTTTTTAAATTTTTAATATTAATATAACCATGTTTATATCATGAAAACTGCTTGTAAACTATATGAAAACTATATGAAAAGTGTTGTAATTATTAATATTAATATAACTATGTTTATAGCATAAAAACTGTTTGTAAACTATATGAAAACTATATGAAAACTGTTATAATTATTAATATTAATACAACCATGTTTATAGCATGAAAACTGCTTGTAAACTATATGAAAACCATATGAAAACGATCATAATTATTAATATTAATATAACCATGTTTATAGCATGAAAACTGCTTATAAACTATATGAAAACTGTTATAATTATTAATATTAATATAACTATGTTTATAGCATGAAAACTGCTTGTAAACTATATTAAAACTATATGAAAACTATATGAAAAACGATTATAATTATTAATATAATTTTAACCTCAATTTTGATCTGAAATAATTGATAAATATAAAAATAAAAAAATAATAAAAATAAATTTAATTTAATTTAATCATTATTTAATATAATTAAAAATTGTTTTAACTGTTTTAAGTTGCCATTCATTATCATCATTATATGTACAAATATATTTAACATCTACATTTGATGATGTTTTATTATTTGGGTGTATTTCTTTAATATGATTAATAAGATTAGGTAGTATTGTCATAATATAAAATAGATCTTCTTTTCCAACCATTGATGAACCATTCTTATTATTTACAAGAATATCTATATCTATATTACTATTTATATTGTTCATATTATTCATATTATTCATATTATTCATAATATTATCAAAAAGATTTGTATTATTTGCAATATTTGGTTTTTTGTTAATAATATCAGTTATATTAGTTACATTAGTTATATTAATAATATCATCATCATTTGTTGTATATTTTTCTTTGTGTAAATTATATCTTTCTTTAGTTAATTTTTTTTTTTCAGAACAAGACATTTTAATATGTCTTTGCAATCCAGCTTTTGCTTTAAATTTTTTTTCACAGAATTTACAAGTTGTTTTATTATCTAGAGATTCTGTTATTATTCTATTTATTTTTTCATCTATTAATCTTATTTTTTCATCTATTATTATTTTTTTATCATTTTTATCATTTTTATCATTTTTATCATTTTTATCATTTTTATCATTTTTATTATTTCTATCATTTTTATTATTTTTATCATTTTTATTATTTTTATCATTTTTATTATTTTTATCATTTTTATCATTATTTATTATATTAATAATTTTATTATTATCAGTAACTTTATTGTTATTATTATCGTTATTATTATCGTTTATAGTAACAATATTATTATGTATTTCTTTATTATCATGTGTAATAACTATTTTATTTTTATTACAAGGTGTTTTTCTTTTATTATGACGTATTAATAAATATTCATATTTAAAAGTTTTATGACAATTATTACATATATATGACATATTTTATAATATAATATAATATACTTAAATATATTTTGTATTATTTTTATTATAATTTTCTATATTTTTTAATATTTATATATATATATATATGGCAAGTTCAGTTGATACAGATACAGATGTATGTATAAAAAGGGAATCTCCTAAATATAAAACATCTAATCTACCCGTGACATATAAAACTCAAAAGAACACTTTAATGATACACATTAATAATGTTACGAAAGAAATTAAATCAAAATATAGAATTGATTATGAAAATTATTATTACGAATTTATAAATAAATTTATTGAAAATATTTATCAAAAATGTAAAATATACCATTATAATTATAGCAAGAATATTATAATTGATACAAATATTTCAAAAATAAGAGATAATTTTACAAATAATAGTTATAATTTTAATATTATTTGTTTTGATAAATCATTATTTTATCATATAAGATACATATATTTTATTTTAAATTCAGATAAATATACTACTACAATAAAAGAAAAAGATAAAATAAAAATAAAAGAAGAAATAAATGAAAATTATGATGTGAAAGATAAAAAGAACGAAATTAAAATACGTAAATTGAATAATAAAAAACTTGATCCAATAAAATCAGAAAAAACAATAACATACAATAATAAAAAAATATCCGAATTAGAAATAATAATAACAGGAAAAATAAAAGAAATAAGTGAACGTATACAAACAAAATATAATTTTTTATTATGTTGTGATCATGAAACATTTAATAATTATAAACAAAATTTAACAGATATGAAAGAAGAAATTAGCAAATTATCAGAAAATGAAATATTAATGTTTAGTTATTATACACAAAAAATGTGGGAAAAGTTTAATGAGTATAAAACTTTTTCATTTTTTTTAAATAATTTAATTGAAATTAAAAATTTTATAACAGTAATTAGTGCTTCTGAATATAAAGATTATATAAAAAAAATAAAACCAGAAGAATATCCTAAATTAGAAGAAAAAATATTTATGTATTGTTTATACGAACGTCGAGAAATGATTAATATACAAAATATAAAAATATATTTTCTTGTATCTGATAATTATTTAATGAAAGGAATAGGTGCTAAACGAGCTTTAATAAATTATTTTCATAATAATATGCATAATATAGAGACGTATCACTTTAGAGAAAATTATGTATGTATGAATTTAGATGATAACATAACTATGATCGGGTCTCATAATAAACTAAAAGGAAAAAACCCTTGTACAGGACGAAAATGTGCACAAGTAAAAAGTGATGATAGTAATGATACATATTTTAATCCGCCTAGTTGTTTAAAAGATTGTAATATAATTTCAATATTAGAATTATATGACAACTTAAAAAAAGATTTAATACTTATAAATGAAAAAGATAAAGATAAAGATATAAAAAAAAAAATAGTAGGAATAGTTAAAGGTGCTGGAACATCAGATGAACATTTAAGATATCAAAATTGTTGTAATTTTGATATTTCAGATTGTTGTGACAAAAAAAATACATACCCATACGAGTGTAAAAGCAATTATAAATGTTACAATATGAAAAGAAATACTGTTTATAAATTAACTTTACAAAAACCATGTATAATAACACGTAATTATAATCCATTTTTTACAAGATTTATGGAAGATATGGTTTTTAATATATTAAATCATGAAGATATATGTAAAAATATGAACAAATTTTTACGATTTGGACACATAAAACCGCAAGATAATAAAGATATAGATTTTGAAGATTTTTTTAATGAAAAATTATTATCATCGTATATTTTATCAGATGATGGGAAAACTTATAAAAAAGTTTCAGGTATTCAACCAATATATTTAATGTATATACATTTTTTAAATGTGTATTTACATGAAATTCATTCTACTGTAAGCTATACTAAACCAGAAGAAAAAGATAAACCAAAAGAGAAAGATAAAGAAGATGAAGATGAAGATTATGAAGAAGATGATGAAGATTATGAAGAAGATGATGAAGATAAGGAATATGATAAAAAAAATAATCATATTAATGCAAATGATGGTAAAGGATCTCCAACAAAATATGAGTTTAAATCATATTTAAAAGTAAGTGATATTTTATTTAAAAATACATCATTAATACCATTATATTCCAAAAGTAAATATATGCATTTTGGTTTTGTTGTATATATGTTATTATTATTATTATTAAATAACAAATATAAAAAATCTAGATTAATAAATACTGATTTTCCTACAATAGATGAAATAAAAAAATATATATGTAACGACAAATATCTTAATGATGATTTAAATTACAACACAGATATTTTTAGTTTAAAAAAAGAATTTAATATAAAAGATATAATCAAACAGTTTGAATTTAAAACAGATGATCATGATAATGATGATCATGATATTCGATATATTGATACAGGAGCATATAAATATTGTAATAAAATTTCAAGAGTTAAATGTACAATAAACTATAAAAAAATAATTAAAAATATTATAATTGATTTTGGATTATTTAAAATTGATGATGATAATCTTGATGGTTATTTAAACTTTTTTGGTGATATAAAATTAACTTTTTTAGAAACAGAATTAAAATTAGTTAAAAATTTATTAAATAATATGCCAATAGATCAATCAAAATTATCAAGAATACAAAAAATAACAGATAATTTTAAAGAGCAAAAGAAAAAAAATGATATTTTTGTTAGTAATAATGACAGAAAATATGATTATTTAGGTGATGGTGCTATTAGTAGTATAAATTTCTGTAAATATTGTTTAACCAATGAGAATAAAGATACTTTAAAAAAATATCTAGCAGATCAGTCTAGTTTACATATGGAAACCGATTATCAACAATCTGATGGTGCTGAAGGCGAAAAAATGGTTGTGAATACAGAAGCTGTTAATAAAAGAAAAAAACCAGCACAATCTGATGGTGCTAAAGACGAAAATATGGTTGCGAATACAGAAGCTGATGGTGCTGAAGCCGAAAATATGGTTGTGAATACAGAAGCTGTTAATAAAAGAAAAAAACCAGCACAATCTGATGGTGCTAAAGACGAAAATATGGTTATGAATACAGAAGCTGATAAAAGAATCAAACTCATAACAAGTACTACAAGCAAACGTAATACTGAGGATTCTACAAGCATGGAATTAAAATATCTAAAATATAAATTTAAATATTTGCAATTAAAAGAAAAAATATAACAGATATAAAATAAATTATATTATTTAGAATATTTCTTTTTTAGATAATATATTATCTGTCTGAAAAAATATATCAAAAGTCAAAGAGTCTTAACTAACATCATAGAGATTGAAGTTATCAAAGATAGCTTGCAACCGTTAAAATAATAATCACAAATCATCACAAATCATCACATTTTTATAGAAAATATGATGAGTATAATTATGTGATACCGATAGGCTGTTAAGGATTATAAATATATTTATGTTTAATTTTTTTTATAATTATATATTATATGGATTATAGAAAAAAATATTTAAAATATAAAAATAAATATTTACAATTAAAAGGTGGTTATAATTATGATGCAAAACCATGTGCAAATGGATTTGAGAATCATCTTGTTAATAGATGGGACACGGATAACAAATGTCATATTTGTTATTATTATTTTGCTAATATAAAATTATATCAATGTTGTCATCGTATATGTTTAGGATGTTTTCAAACATGGTTATTACATACACAAACAGCAAATTTTGTATGTCCAGAATGTCGCACAGAAATAGAAGAAAATCATGTATTTATAACAAATATTGATAAAACATTGTGGATAAAAACATCTATACCATATCTAAAGGCACAACCACCACCACCACCACCACCACTAGCACCAGCACCAGCACCAGCACCGGCACCAGCACCAGCACCAGATATTGATGATGATCTTAATTTTGAAGATCCTGTTGGTAATCTTGATGATAATGGTAATCCTAATTGGTAATCTTGATAATGATGGTAATTTTATACTAAGAGAAGAAAATAGAGTTGAGTAAAACCTAAAATCAGAACTAAAACAAGAATAAAAATAAGCATAATCAACACCATCACAAGCAGTTGCAAATAGTTGCATAAACTTGATATTTATTTGTTCCTTATTTTATTACAAAGTTTTTTATAATTTATATAGTAGTTAAAGGATAACTATTGAATACATGGATAATATTCTTTGTAAAGAATAAAAAAAATTGAAATAATAAATTATTAATAATTTCATACATATTGAAAATTAATAAAATTAAAATGGAACGTTATTCACCAATCGTGAATGCCTGTTTTTCAGGTCAAGCAGATTCTGATCCTAAAAAAATTAGAGAAAATAATCTTAAAGGAAAATATGTTTCTAAAGAAGATAAATATAGTAATTTGCGTATTGCAGCAGTAAATCCATATTCTGGACGTTGTGTATTTAATAATGAATATACACGTTTATCTGAAGATGGAGATTATGTAAAAGATATATGTGTACATTCTGATAAATTAAATCTGAATATTCGTATTGATTTGACACAACTTCCAGATGTATATGTACCAAATACAGAATTAGGTAAACAACATCTAAAAATTCTAATTAAATGGATAGAAAATTGTATTTCTGCTGGAAAAAAACTTCCTTTTACTTATGATTATGTTGATATTGATTATGAGCAGGTTGATGTAGAAGATAATACAGATGATTGTGAAGAAAGTGAAGATAATGAATGTGATGAAGATGATGAATGTAACGAAGATGATGAAGAAGACGATGATGACGATGATGAATTTATAGAAGATGATGATTATCATTCAGCTGATTCTGATTATATTGAAGATAACGATGAAGATGATAATAATGATGACGATGATGATATAATTATAGAAATTAATATCCAAACAAAACGACGAAGATTAAATTAAATTTCAAAAAATAATTTTTTTTATTTAATAAATCTTATATATTTGAATATTTCTTTCTCAAATAATATTTATTTTTATCATTAAGATCTATTTTCATATTGTGATATTGTCTATAATAATTCATAGAATTATCTTCTAATATATCATCAGAAAAAGTAATAATATTAGTTTCTGGATCTATTGTAAATTTAAAATTATCAAATAATAGATGTAATTCTGCTGATAATAATAAACCATTTTCTGGATCATATTTTTCATCAGAATCGGATAATTTATATGGATAAATATGTGCGACTTGAGATATACACAGAGGTTTATTAGTTATCATACATGTTTTATATTTTTCTATGACTGATTTTCTAAAATCATAATCTTTTCTTTTTATTTTTTCTTCGATTGTTTTTTCTGGTAGTTCTTCTGGTAGTTCTATATGTTCATAATCAAATTTATCATAAAAAATAAAATCTAATAAACTTTTATTTAGATTATTTTTTAATTCATTATATAATATATTTATTTGTTTATCATTGTTATTATCTATATATTTTATTATGTCATTGTAATTCATAAAAATTGATTTTATAATATTTAATATTAATTTATAGTTAAAATAATAATCTAATAATTATCTTATAAAATATATGAGTAAAGAAGATTATAATAAATTATTTGATTATATTTATAATATTTTAGAAAATGAAGAATGCTTAATATGTGATGTTTTGAAAAGAAATATTAAAAAAAAATATTTATTACCTCAATCATTTTTAAATCTATTTGACAAAGAAATAATAGCAATAAAAAAAGAAGATATATATGAATCAAAATATTATAAATATCTTAATAAAATATCAATTGCTATTCATTCAATAATTGAAATAAATGAAGATATACACATATTAAAATCAACAATTACTAAATCTGAAATGTTACCTAATCACTTTTGGAAATTTATGGAATATATACCTAAAAAAAATAAAGATATTTATAAAGAAAGACCAAATTATATTGAATTTATTAAAAATGTACAAGAACAAAATTTTAAATCAGGAATAACAATACAAGCAACTGGAACAGGAAAGTCTTTTCAAATATTAAAATTAATAGATATCTATCAAAGTAAATATAATAATGTACAAAATGATTATTTATTAATTGCACCAAAAATAGATATATTAAGAGATATGTTTTTTAAAAATGATATATTAGATAAAGAAAAATTTAATAAACTAAAATATAGTAATATAATTGATATTGATAAATATAATATTGTTAATTTAGTTACAGAAGATTTTAATAAAAAAGCATTTTCTAAAACAAAACCAAATTTAATTATTGCTAATATGCAATATTTAATATTTATGGAAGATAAAAATGTTGCAATATTAGAGAAAAACTTAAAAATGTGTATATTTGATGAATGTCATAATGTATCTGGTGATGAAATATTTAAATTTATTGAAAAATTAAATAATATCATAAATATTGGATTTTCAGCAACACCGTTACGAAATACAACTGATAAATTATTACAAAAATTTTATAAAATATACGGTGATGGTAAAAAAATAAATATTATATCATCATTTGATATATTTGATGGAATTGCAGAAAATATTATTTTACCTTTTAAACATTATTTTTTTGAATTTAAATCATGTTATAAAATAAAAAAAAAATTACATGATGATGATTATGATTTAAATCAATCTGATTCAGATGATTCAGATGATGATATATCTATTAATTCTGATAATATTACTATCGATGAATCTGCTCTTGATTATAATAAACAAATTGTAAAAGATATAATTATGAAAAATATAGTTGAAAAATTACCATATAAAAAAATTATTTGTTGGTGTAGAACAAAAAAACTTGCTAAAAAATGGAAAGAATGGTTTGAAAATAATTTTAAATCTTATAAATCATATCTTTCTATTTCTGGTACCGAAAATGAAGAAGATGATACTTATTTAGATTTCAAACATTTATGTCCCAAAAATGAAAATGATGAAATTAAAGCAATTAAAGCAATTTTATTTTGCGTTGGTCGTTGTAGAGAAGGTTCTGATATAGATTTTGTAGATTGTGGTATATATTTGGATCCTGTTAAAAATAGATCAGTAGTAGTATCAATGCAAACTGCTGGACGTATTATGAGATTAGATAAATATAATAAAAAAACTCATGCAGTTATTATAGAAGGATATATACCAAATAATGATAACAATAAATTAAATGCTGATTTAATAATTAGTTATTATAAAAAATTACTACAAATATCTGAAGATAAAAATAATTATATTGATAAACTAAAATATTTGCACGATAATACAATTTATGAATCTGAATCTAAATATATCAAAATTAAAATCGATGATGATAATAATCATGATTGTATATTAAATGTAAATCTAAAAAATAATGATTGGGAAAATGTAAAAAAATCTATAACACAATATACAAAACAGCAAATGAATAAACGTAATGAGCAATATAAAGAATTAGAAAAGAATAATAATATAAAAACAATTATGAATAATAATATGACATTTAGTAAATTAAAAAAAGTAATTATAAATGATTTAAATACTAATATTGATTCATATAAACAATTAATAAATTATATATATAATGAAATTAAAGATGTTGATAAAATAATAAAATATACTATATTACGTATAGAAAAAGGAGAACGAAATACAAATGGATATAAATATTTTGAAGATTTAAATATAAGTATTCAAGGTGCAGATGCAAAACATAGTATTTTAGAAATTATTAGACAATCTATCATAAATAAATTAAATTTTAATATTGATATAGAATTAAAAGATAAGAATATTATTAATTTAAGTAATTCTTAATATATTAAAAAAATTGATTATTATTTTATTTATATAATATACATAATAAAAGATATTAAATATATTAAAGATATTAAATAATAATGACAAACATAATACAATCTGTTTCTATTACAAAACATATCAATCCGTCAAAACAAATTTCAGATGAATATACTCTGATGATCGGATATCATGATGTTATTTATATTTCAAAAATCAAAGAAGAAAATTTTAATTCTGTATTATTTGAATTTGATATGTTAGAAAATCTAATCTATAATTGTAATCACAAACAAAAAGTGGGGGATATATGTTGTGATATGACAATTACAGAATCAGAATCTTTTGGTAAAATTCTTGACATTACTTTATTATTTGAACGTGATGTTAAACCTATGAAAAAAATAAATGAAAAACATGGATTTCAATTACAAGAAAAGAAATTAGATTATGATGATAAAATTGGATTAGCAATGACGAATCTACGTAACGAGATTAATTTTGTGGAAATAAAACCTACGACAAATATTAATATTATTGATTTAATATATCCAGCTACAGGTTCAGATTTAATGTTTGGACATCAAGTTTTAGTAACAAACTCACGATATTATGTGAATAAATCTTTACCAATAATTTCCGAATCCAATAAACAACACATTTTTAATCAACTACTACATCAGTTTAATAATATGGATAAGACTCAACTTATGAATTCTATAAAGTTTATTAATAAATTTAGAAAATATTGTAAATTAGATAAAATATATGAAGATGATAAAGTTAATTTAGATATTAGCACATATATTAATTTTCTAACAGAATTTATTAATACATATTATCATATTAAAAATAATGAGATATATTTACATCATGATAATTTAAATAAATTAATAAAGTTTATATGTAATTTTAGTTTTGTTGATATGATAAAAATTATTAGTAACAAAATATATGTTTTTACAGATAAAACAAAGAAATCAAATAATAGAAAAATTAAATTTTATGAAAATATAGAAGAATTTATAAAAAATCGAGAACAATTTAAAACATATCATATATTAGATATGACATCATATGGTATATTGATTGAAGAAATCGATTAAAAAAATCTTATATTGAACCAATAAATCAATAAATAAATCAATAAATAAATCAATGAATAATTAAAGTGGATTATATATATTTCCAGTTATTTCGTCTTTTTTTAATTTATATTTTAAATTATTATATGTAAAAAATATAATAATTCCCAAACATAAAATTAATGTTATTACTAATGCAGATATTGCTATAGCAAATGTATTCATATCTACATTATTATTTTGTTGTTGAATAGTATTTTCATAATTTTCATCATCTGCATCATCTGCATCATTAATAGCATATGCAACAAACCATTTTATTTAAATAAAATTTGGCGATGTTAAACTAATAATAACATTATCTGTTGATGTATTAAATGAATCAAAAAATGTATTACTATTTCCAGAATATATAAGTTGATTATTTGTTGAATATATTGATAGATATACGGTATTATTAAATTCCATATCAATAGCCATATCATTTCCTACAAAAATATTATAGTTATAAACACAATTTGGAGTTATAAACCCATTTTGGTCGTCTGGATCCATATTTAATTCCGGTGGATTATCACATGTAACATTTAATGTAGATAATGAACGTGTAAATAAGCGTCGACGTTTATTTAAATCAATATAATGTTTTCCATGAGTTGCATATGAATTTGTGGCTGTTTGTCTTGTTGTACGAATTTCAACTTGATATCTTGGGTCAATATTTATTCTTTTTTGGCAAGTTTTAGAACTTTCACAACCTCCCTTATAATTTCCATTTTGATATATTGATTGTGAAATTTTTTGTCCATATTTATACGATA